AATGGCGCGCACAACCTCCTCGGGAACAGAATCAAGATTCACAAACCCAGATGAATCCTTGGCCCCCGCGTGCATCAACGCAACACTGTATGTGCCGTCATCGTTTTTGCGGTAGGTGACCTCCTGAATGTCAGCGGCATCATAGCCGCCACGGTCAAGCGACTTGATAGCCGGGGTTAGCCTTGCGTCCGCATCGCTGATCTCAAACCGCCACTTGCCATCCGTGCCGGTATGCCAACCGGTTTCCCGGCGCACGGTTTCAGCACCCTCGCCAGCCGCAACGCGATCCTGCGCCGCCTTGAGCGCATCAAGATCAGCAGTCAGCGCGCCCTGCCCGGCGAACTGATTCAGCACCTGCCCGCCCGCCCCTTCAGCCACGACATTCAGCACATACTGGTCGAAGAACTGCTCCGGCGTGATGCCGAGTTGCGACGCCCGAGTCGCCGAGCGCGCCGCGATCAGTGTGGCGTCCAACTCATTCTTCTGCGGAGTGAACCTGCCTAGGGCGTTCAGATTGTCCAGCACCCGCTGCTTCACCCGGTCGCGGCTGGCAATGAATGTGTCGGACTGCGCCTTGTCGCCGATGATGCGCGTCATGGCCTGCTCCAGCTCCTGCATGGCCCCGCTTTGCGCATACTCCTGCGCCTCGCGGCGGGTCATGTCCTCAGGATGCAGGCGCAGGTCATCAAGCAACTGCTGGGCGTACTCCTGTGGGGCGATGCGGGCGGCGTATTCGTCCACCGGGATGCGTACTTGCCCACCGGTGGCCAGCGCCTCCTGGAACTGCTCAGCGGCCGCAGGAGAGGCTGCCAGCACCTGATCAGCCAGTCCCGATTGGTTCAGCACCTGCGCGTCGATGTAGACATCCGTGACAGGGCCATCCCCCGACGCAGCCTTGACGAACTGCTGGAAGGTTTCAGGGTCGCGGGCAAGCACCTTGCTGGCGGTTGCGGCCTGGTTGACCTGTTCGATGAATTGCGCGGAGGCCTCCGATTGCAACTGCTTCTGCTCGGGCGGCTCATATCCGGCGCGGCCGGCAATACGGGCTACGCCTCCGACACCGGCCATCAGTGCGGACTGTGTCAGGGTTGCAACCATTGTCTGGTAGGCAGCATCCGGCCGCTCCGCAAGGTAGTCGGACCATGTCTTGCCGGGGTTGGCAATGGCTGTGTCGATGGCATCCTGCAACAGGGTGGCGACCTGCTCGCCTTGCTGCTCCTGCAATTGCGACCGCAGATAACTGGTTGCCGCCTGCTTCCAGCGCCCACCGGTGGCGCTTTCCAGCGCGCGCAGCGTTTCGCCCATAGGTAGTTTTTCGGTCAACACCTCGACAGTTGCCTCGCCGCCAGCACCAAGCATGGCCATGCCAGTTGATGCTCCGCGGTTGCGGTACTTGCTGTAGTTCTGGCCGTAGGTCATCGCCCCAAGGTAGGCCAGTGTAGGGGCGACGCCTCCGGATGCCACGCCAGCCACAAGTGCGGGTGTTTGCTGGATAAGGCTTTCGGCGCCAGATGCAACAGCATTTGCTGTGTCGCCGCCAAAATCCGGCCGTGACAGATTGGCTTGCGCTTCAGTACGCACTTGCTTGTCAGCCAACTGCGCAGATGCCTGATCAAGACCCAGCATGTCGCCGACATTCTGGCTGATGCCACGCCATGCGCGGCCAACCTGAGAGGGCAAAACGCCTACCAGCCATTGCATGGTGTTTTCAGCGCCGGCGGCCTCGGCCCGGCCCGGGGACATGGCTGCATCACCCGGCCTCACAAAGCCGGAAATCTGGCGGCGTACGGCGTCGGCCGCCTCCTGCCGGGTCGGGAACAAGCCGGAGGAAAACATCTTCTCGGCCCGCTCGCGGAAGTCAGCATCCGTCACCAGCGGCTTGATGCCCCCAGCAAACAGCTTGTCGTTGTATGTCATCGGCTTGTTGTTGCGGCGCGATTTCCTTACCTGGAACGACAGGTCATTCATGCCGGAAATGATACGCTCCACAAACGACAGTCCCTCTACATCGTCATGCGCCACGGCTGCCGCCACCGGGTTTTGCAGGAAGCCGGCTGTCTTAGGGCTATCGCGTAGGATGCTGTCGTTGCGGTTCGCAGCATCGGCACGGCGAGCCTCGTCAGCGACCGACTTTTCACGCAGAGCCTCCACCGGGATTCCTGTGCTTTTCGACAGGGTGCGCAGGCCTGCCTCGGCGTCCGGGTCAGTGTCGGCGACGGAGTAAAGAACAGGGGCGGCAGACGGCTGGGCCTTATCCGGAATACCAGCCAGGAAATCGCTCTCGCTTGTCATTTGGCGCGCCCATTCTGATAGGTGTAGATGATGTTCTTTTCGGTCACCGGCAAACCCTTGCTGCGCAAATACTCGATGGCCCTCGCCCTGCTGTCTGTCGGGATGCTCACTTCAAAGGCACGCTGCGTGGTGTCAAACCAGTAAGACCGCTCCTTGACGACCTCGCCCAGTAACTCGCGGGCGATGGCGACCTTCCCGGCCTGATCCAGTGGCTTGCCAGCCTCGCGCATCCTCTGGTTGAACCGCTCGTAAAACATAGCCAGCTTTGCCGGATCGCCGTCCTTTCCGGTTTCAATCTTGGCCCCTTTCAGGACCATGTCCACGGCGGCCTTATCGCTCAGGATGCTTTCATCTGAGGCACGCTTCTCCATCAGCGACTTCTTGTCTCCGACCAGGTCATTGAAGTGCTTCTCGCTCAAGACTCCCTTGGTGCGCAGGGTCAGCAGGTCAGCCACTCGCAGCGCCGACGGGTTTGTCTTGAGCGTGTACCACGCCGAGGTGCTGGCCTCGTCGCCCTTAGCTCCGTCACGCAGCGCCCGCTCATGCGCAGACCTTGCCCTATCCTCTGCCGCCTGCCGTTCGCTCCTGATCTCGTCGTTGTGGGCGTCAATCAGCGCCGAGGCCTTGGCGTAGGCTTCCGGGCTTCTGAGTCTCAGGGGAGACAGCACGGAAGATGCCTGATCCCTGCTGATCGCCTTACCGCCAAGACGTGCATCACCAAGCAGCGCATCTACCGGGCGCATCAATCCGGATTCTGCCTCCCGCTTGGACGCTTCATCGATATCCCGTTGATACCTGACTTCCTTGCGGGCATATTCCAGCGCCTTCTGGTCGTTGCCCAGAATGGAGACAAGGGCGTCATCCACTTGCCTGATGCTCCAGCCTGCCCCTGCCTGCTTGATGACGGATTGTGCGGCAGCAATCCCTGTCCGCTCCGTCTCAATAGGCTCAAGAACGCCGTTCAGTCTTGATTTCTGCTCCTGCGACAAATCCACGTCATGCCTGGTCAGTAGCAGACGCGCCCGCGCATAGTCCTTGTTGGCCATGGCCCCGATCACGGCGCTGGCGTAGTAGTCCCCGGTCGCCCGCTTGATCTCGTCGCCGATCAGGTTGGCCGCGCCCTGCGATTGCAGCCGGGTGGCGATGGCTCCGTGCAGGCCGATCAGGCCGGCATCGAGGGCGTTGTCATCGCCATAATTCAGCCCTGCACCTTCGTGAGCGGTCTGGATGGCGTTCTTGTACGTCTCGCCCTGCCATGCCTCAAACTCCCGCGACTGGTGCTGGAGCAACTGGCGCTGGAATCCATCACGCGGCGCGGCCAGCAGCTTGTCGAAAAGCTCCACCTGCCGTGGATTCTTCAGCCCCCCCCGCTCTTGCTGCGCCCAGGCGTCAAACTGCTTCAGCCCGTCATCAGCCACGCCAATTGCCTTCTCGCCTCGCCGAGTGTTGAACAGGCCCGTATCCTTGTCCCACAGCATGGAGTTCAACGTGGACTGCGCGCTGGTGGCTGCCTGGTAAGCGGCGGCATTGTCGGCATCGTCAATGGTCTTCTGCCAGACCTGGGCCGCCTGCTTCGCCCCGTCAGAGATAGGCGACAGGTCAAGCGCCACCGGCTTGATGGCGGCAGGCTGGTAGGATTGCGCCTGCTGGGTGCGCTGGGAGATGGGAACGACCGGCATTTATTTCACCCCCGGAAGTTGTTGACCCTTGAATCCGCCCCATGCCTGCGCCCCGCTACCAAGCAGCGATCCAGCCAGCCCAATGGCTGCCTGCCTCTTGGTGGCCTTGGCCTGGTAACGCTGCTGGATGGCCTGCACGTTCAGGCCATAAGCCTCGCGCATGGCGTTGTTCTGCACGGTCATGGCATCAAATTGCGTGTCGGCCGCCGTCTTGGCCAACACATCGGCTCCGGTGCCCTGGCTGAAGTCCAGCCCGTTGGCGGCCATGGCGACAGACTGCGTGCCCTTGGCCTCCTGTCCTCGCTGAAGGACGGAGGCGGCTGCGGCGGCACCGCGCTGATTGGTGTCAGCGGCCGCCCTGTCCAGTTCGGCCGCATTGGCGTTCATGGCCTTGGCCCCTTGGATGGCGGACGAGTAGTCACCGATCCCCTTGATTGCCGACGCCCCGGCCATTAAAAACATCGGATTACACATGGCAGCCCCTCATCTCGAAAACATGGAACGGAAGACCGGCAGCGCCGTAAGGAATTGGTTTTCCAAAACTGAATCCCAGCCACTTCAGCCAAGCGATGGCCCTGGTGTTGCGGCAATCCACTGCGTTCATCAGCACCGGGTAGGCGTCCAGCATTTGGCGGATCATTCCGGAGCGCCTGCACCGGCGCAGGAAGACGGATGCGCAGCGATCAAGCCGCTCAGACCCCACCATCCACGGCACACCAACCCCGTCAGCGCCCGGCATGGGGGCAACGCCAAACATGCAGACCACCATCCCATCCAGCAGGCCGGTCCAGATATGGGAAGACAGCGCCAGGCCGTCCGCCAGCACCTCCTCCGGTGACTGCCCGGATGCCGCCATAAACTCATCACGGTCTGCCTGACGCACCAGCGGAGCCAGTTCGGCGGCGTGCTCGGCCGTGGCCGGGATGATCTCAGCCGCCAAGCGTCACCTCAGGAATGATCGCAGGGATCGTGGCCGGCAGCGGATTGCCCTGCCGGATAACCACCTGCGCCTGCTGCTTCCAGTCGGTGCGGATAGCGGTATCCCAGATCCCGGTCTTGAGTGACATCGGCGAGGAATAGCGGTCGCGCTGAGGGGCGCGGAACTCGGTCAGGTGATCCGTGTCGGGCCCGGCCTCAATGCCGCGCGTGTCTTCACAGATCACGTTCACCTTGTTGACGATCTTCTGACGGGTCTGGGTGGATTCACCGCCAAGCACGTTAATAGGCAGGGTCTGCATCACGGATTCATAGGGAAGACCAACCACCACGCGCGAGGCGGCGTTATCCAGCACCAGAAGCCCTTCCTCGTCGATGGTATATGGACCAACCACATTGCCGTCCGCCAGCGCGGTTACTTCTCGCCCGGAAAGATGCAGCACCAGCCGGAACGTCTTGCGGGCAATTGCCCAGTCCGTGCTGGTGGCTCCGATTTCGCGCATTGGCTCAGGAACGTCTTTTGTCGGGCTGCCTTCCATCTCGTCGCTTGCCACAACCGCTGTGATGACAATCTCAACCTCATCATCGCCAAGCCGGAAGACAAACGATTCGCCAACCAGGTTGCTTTCAAATGTCCCGGTCCCTACGCGGGTAATGGTGATGGTGTCGTCTGGCGTCCAGCCGCCCGCCGTTGTCAGGCTGCAGTAATCTGATCCGGAATTGTTTCCGTCGTACTCAAGACCGGCGTCCACGAAAAATGCCTGATCAATCCCGTCCATATCCCGGCTTCTCATGCGCTCGATGAACCTGCGGTTGGTCCCGAATATGCCGTTATCAAAGCCGTCGCGATTAACCAGCAGATAAACCGCGTCCTCGCCATCCTCTGACACCACGACCACGTCCTCAACATCGCCGTCAGTCTCATGCCGCGCCCAGGCTATCACCTCCTGCTCGCGGTAATAGGTCATGGAGAGCAGCGATCCGTCATCCAGAACCACCCACACCAGCGAGTGCGGATGCTGGGCATAGGCAGCGGCAACGATGGATTTACCGGAAAACAGGTGGTTGGCAAGCAGCGTCAGGTCGTCGCCGATAAATGAATCCGCCTCCAGGCTGAATGCCATGTCGCGCAAAATCCGCGCCTTATCCTGCACAAACAGCATCCTGTTCCCAATCAGCAGCGGCTTGACTCCGGCGCACCCAAGATACGACTGTGGGCGTATGCTCAGTGTTGACGGAGAAATCACCCCGTCCGGGCCGGAAACCACGTTTTCGCTGGATGATGTCAGGCAGATCAGGCTATTGATGCCGTCAAGAAAGCGCACGCGATTGAGCTTGCGGGATGCCGAACTGAATTTAAGCGGAGCGTCATCGGTAACGACGGTGGAGCGGATAAAGTCGCTGTAGTCTCCGGTGCGGCTGGCCCATACGGACTCGGGGTTAGCGGCATTTCCACCAAAGAACAGCCGCTGTTGGTAGAAGCACACGGCGCGAGGATAGCCGCGCGTGTCATCAAACTCCTGTAGCGCCCAACGCCAGGTGGCCGAATCGGCAGGCAACCGCGTTTCGGCGGTAACATCAAAGACATTCGGCAACGCATTCTCGGCATCAATATGGGCAACACCCCATCCGGAATGCAGGTATTCCCACTGCACGGAGGATGCCGGGGATGTTTCCATCCCGTCCCACTGCGTTCCCTTGTCGTGAGTCGGCCCCCTGGTCCCAGTCGTGGCATTGTTGACGTTCACATAAAAATGACTGCCGTTGCTGATGTAGAAGTACCCGGACGCCAGGTTCACTCCTGATTGCCATGCGCCCTTCCTGTCAACGGCCTCGATGTAGATGAATTTATCAACGTCGGCAGTGTAGAGGCTTGTCGATGCGATCGTTCCCGACCCGCCGGCAGTCAGTCCGCCACCTGTTGAAACCGTGCTTGATGTCACCGCGTTTACATCCTGGAACGGCCCCTTCTCCATGGTCATTTCAGTCAGCGTCCAGTTGTTGTCTGCAACTCGGCGCAGGTACTGCGGCGGATAATCCGGATGCACCAGGACAATGAGGTCAACGGACTGGGCATAATCAATTTCACCCAGATCGACCGATGACCACGGCGAGTCGATCTCGTACACCTCATGAACAAGGCCGCCCGACGTATACACGCCAAACTCAGACCCGTTTACCGCCTGCAGGGTGACTGGATGAGCAATGCGGAAGTCGAAAGGAGAATCAACATATACCTTGAAGATTCCGCCGTTCAGCTCCGTCATGCCCTCGCATTCAGAGATGGCAACAAGGTCTCCGCTCGACAGGCCATGGCCGGCGGTCGTAGAAATAACCAGCGGGTCGCCATTGGTTGCGGCATCAATGGATCCGATTGATGTTGTTATGATGCCGCCGTTCCTGATAAATCTTATTTTTTGGTCGGCCAGCTCAATGACAAAAGCATCGCCATTTTCTGCCTGGAAAGGTATCAGGCGCGATTTGCTGACTCTGCTTTTTGCAAAAATGACGTGCTCCAGCCCGGGGCGGTTGGTGATGCCGCCATATTGCATGGGGATCCAGTTCTTCAGCAGCGCGGCGCCGGTCTGGTATTTCTGGAGATCGACGCGACCATGCAGGACCGGAGCAAGTTCACCGGCAGTGAAGCTGGACTGGAGCAGATTGCTGGGCATGGCTCACCCGAAACGGAGGGAAAGGATGGATGGGTCAGGCTGGGCCTGATGCCCCTCGTTGAAGGCGGCGGCCAGCGCGCGCTGCACCGCCAGGGAATACTGCTGTGACGCCATCTGCGAAAGCCTGGCATCCACGGAAAGCGGCATGGCGATGCGGGCTGACAGCCCCCACGCCAGCGCGGAAACGAACAGCGGGTCGAAGACCGTCGTGTCCGTGACCCGCTTGGTGTAGACCGCACTGGCGGACTCCATGTCCGTCCAGATCACGCGGGCGGTCGCGTCAGATGCAACCTCGAACTCGGTGCGCTGGTCCGTGCGCGGATTGCGCACGCCGTCCACCACCAGCGCACGCAGGAACAGGCAGTCAGACGGGTAGCGGTACTGGTATTCCCAGTGGTCCGGCCCGTCGGCCACCAGCGCCAGCGCCACCCGGCGGCGGGCAAACGGCCAGTCGGCGGAGCGCAGCAATTCGTCACGGACCTGTTCATACCATTGAGTGCAAACCTCGGCCTCCAGCGTCTGGTCCGTCGTGTCGCTGACGTACCGGGTGACGCCAAGGTTCGCCAGTGCCTGGTTGTAGATATCCGTGACGGATGCCATTACTCCACCCCCTTCGCTGCAGCCTGCTTGCGCTTGGCGGCGGCATCCTTGGCCGCCTTGGCCGCGTCGTTCAGCGGCTCCAGCGCCTTGCCGGGAATGCCCTCGTAACGAATGGTATCCACGTCAGTGCCTGGGCCGCAGATCACGCCATTGATGTAGCTTTTTGCCGTCACCCGGTACAGGGGGGCATCGCCCCCCAGCACTTTGCGCGGCGTCTTCATGGGCTTGCCCATGTCATCACCTCGCTATCAACGGGCCTGCGGGTTGTTGGCGTTCTGCGCATTCCAGAACTGCGGATCGCGGGTCAGGAACGCATCGAAAGCCCCGGCGGTCAGCGGCCCGGAGGCGACGGTGTAGCGCACGCCGAGATATCGCTTGTAGTCACCGAACGGCAACGGCGTCACAGCAACCCGGGTGCCTGCCGTGGCATAGGTGGCGAACGCCAGCGCGCCGGTGCTGAAGTGCACCGTCGGCGAGGAGTTGAGGGCGGCGGCGCTGTCAGATTCCAGCGTGAACGCCACGGTTGCATCGCTGCTGGTATCGGTACAGGTCACGGCGGTCTGGATCACCAGATACAGCGGCTCGGATCCGCCGATATTCTTGGGGATCGACGCCGAGTCCAGGTCGATGACGTTGGTGGAAATGGCCGTGGACGTCACGGCCTGGCTATCGGAAAACTCGTTTTGGGCATCGAGGATCATGATATTTCTCCTATCAGACGATGCGGGATTCGGTCAGCAGCATCTTATCGACGCGGCGGACGGGGATGTCGTCGAACATCGTGACGCTGCGGCCGGCCACTTCGCCGGTGGACAGCCACACGTTGGACTTGTTGACGATCTGGCGGCGCAGGAAGCTGCGCAGGACGCGCGGCACATAGAACACCGGACGCACAGCCTCGCGGTTGTTCATCTGCTCCGTGGCCTGAACCATCAGGTCGATCAGGTCAGCGCCGGATGCAGCGTTCTTGGTCAGGGCGCTGACATCGATGTTCGCGATGCGAACGATCTGGCGCCAGTCCTTGACCGCAATGCCGCCAGTCCACTCGAACCAGTCGCGCAGGGCCGGGTACTGGCCGCCGTTGCCGTCGGACACCAACTCCTCGCCCATGTCCTTGTGGACGAGACCGGCTTGCGAGCCCTTCGGATAGATGCCGTGCACCGAGTCAGCGCCCCAGCCAACCAGCCAGATGCTGCACAGGTCAGTATCATTGCCGCCAGCATCAATAATCTGGGAGGCGTTGTTGGGGCCGGTGATGTCGTCGAAGCGCGGAGCCAGACCGAGAAAACCTTCCGGCGTGGTGTCGGTATCGCCGTAGATCAGCAGGTCCGTGAACTTCTGGTTCATCGCCTCGATGTGGCCGATGTTCTCGCGCATCCGGAACTCGGCGACATTGGCGGACATTTCCGCCAGCTTCTTGTCGACGATACCCAGAGACGCGACCAGGCCCATGCTTTCGGTGACATCGGAGTAGTTGCTCTTGGACGGGCTGACGCCGGCGTTCAGCTTGCGCAGAGCAGCGTCCGGATATCCGGAGCGCACGGAAATGCGGTGACCGGTGGTGGAGTTGGCCTCGAGCCACGGAATGTCGTCGAGGATGGGGTTTTGCTGACTGAGCAATTCAGCCAGCGGCAGGGGGTTGCCGTCCGCGCCGAAGTTCTTGGAAACGTCCAGCAGCGTCGGGTAGGAAGTGCCAATAGTGGCCATGATGTAATCTCCGGATTACTTGGTTTGGGGGTACATCCGTTCAGCCAGCGTCTTCTGGCTGCCGGTCTTGGTTTCCGGGTGGAATCGGTCTTCGCTGATGGTCTTGCCGATCTTGGCGAAGGCCTTGACGATCTCCGGATGACTTCCGAGGCCGGTGGTGTTGAAGAACTCCACCAGCTCCGGGCTGCCGAACGCGCCAACCGCCTTGAGGGCGGCCAGCTTGTTGCTCTCGTAGTTCGCGCCGCCAAACTCCTTGTCGGCCTTGAGCGATGACTCCCAGCCTTCCACCAGTGCCTGCTGGGCTTCGGCGGCCTGCCTTGCCTGGTACTCCACCAGACCCTGCAACTGCTCCTGTGTCAGATTCAGCGCCTTGGCCGTGGGCAGGAAGGAATCCACGGCGGCGGCATCCACCTCCAGCCCTTCCGGCGCGGTCACCGGGGCGTATTGCTCAGGGGCGCCGGCGGGAGTGGTGGGCGTCTCCTTTCCGGGTTGAACGCCTTCCGCAGGCTTGGGTGCATCTTGCGGTGCGGGCGACGGGTTTCCTTCGGGCGCGGGCGCGCCGCCGGGTGCTTCCGTTCCCGGAGTGGTATCAGTGGTCATGGGCTTACTCGGTGACAGCGGGTTTCGGGTCGTCCTGCCGCGCGAACAGCAGGGGGAAGGAGGCAGGGCTTGCCTCGCGAATGTCTTGCAGCAGGGACAGGCCGACATAGCGGATGCCTTCGCTGCGGGCCATGGCCAGCGTGTCCGCACTCAGTGACGGCTGGAGGATCCCGCAGCGGGCCATCAGGCGGCGCAGGACGCGGATGCCCTCCTCGGTCTTCAGGACGGCGGCCAGATCGTTCAATTCCGCCAGTCGCGCCTCGCGCCGGGCCTTCTCGTGGTCGATCATCCGGCCCCCATCATCCGCATGACGTCAGTCAGCATGTTCTGGTCATCTCCTCCGGTCTTGGCCTGGCTGGCATCCTTGGCGATTGCCGCGCCCTGCTGAGCCATCTGCATGGCCTGGGCTGCCTGGGCCTGCTGTTCGCGGTCGGAGCGGATGGAGGCCACCTGCTCATCGGAAAGCACGACGGACGGAGGAACGCCCAACATCCGGCCGTACTCCTCGACGGCCTCGTCGAAGTTGATGCGGTCAAGCACGGCCGGGCTGGCCTGCGCCACCTGGCCGACAAATCCGGTCAGGCGCTCGATGCTGCTGATGCCCACCATCTTCTGGGCCTGAGACATGATGCTGATGTACTCGACCTTGAGCGGAGAGCCCTGCAGTTCTTCCGGAGGCTCTGGCAGGAAGCCTCGGCGCGACATGATGCCGAACGTGCGATCGATCAGCGGGTCAAGCAGCTCCTCGTTCAGCCGCTCCACCACCGAGCCCAGCACCAGCAGCTTTTCCTCGTGCCGCTCCTCGATCTCCCGGGCGGTGATCTGACGGCGGTCGGTCTGCGCCAGCATCAGGAACAAGTCTTCGAAGAACGCCCTGCGGATTCGCTGCTCGCACTCCTGGATATCCTGGATCAACCAGTTGAGCGCTCCGGGATCCACGGTCTGGGCGGGCTGGAATCCCTGCATACCGCCGGAAGCGTCCACATAGGTGATGTCGCCCGGCAGCAGGCTGGCGCGTTGGTTCATCAGCGATGACGGGCCAACCATGGGCGGGTCGGCGATCTTGGCTATCATCTTCAGCTTCTGCTTGCTCTCCAACTGAAGCGCCTTGATATCCGGCAGCGCCACCATGCCCGGACCGTAGCCCCAGACCTCGCCATCCAGAACAGACCACCGGGGAACCATCACCGGAAACTCGGCGTATCCGCTGAACCGAAGCAGTTTGTCATCCGGGCAGTTTGCCTCCATCCATACCGAGGCGTATTCCATGTTGGGTGCATCGATCTTGCCGTGGTCGCGCCACAGGTTGGGCTCCACCGCGTGGATGACATCAATCAGTTGGTCATGGCGGCCGCCGAGATACATGCCGCGCACCGACTCGCTGACGGCCTCCTCGCCAAACATCTCGACCAGGTTGCGCACGGACAGCCGCAGGCGGCGGTACATGGTGTCCACCGTGCCACGGGCCGACACCGCGCAGACATAGGACCCGACCGGAAGCACATAGAAGCGCACACCGTCCTCGTCATCCTCGTCCTCAAATATCGCCCCGGTGCCGTAGACACCCAGATCCATGTACAGCTGCGGCAGGGCGTTGTAGAGGTTGGAGCGGATGAATACCTCGCGCATCCGCTGCACGACCTCGTACAGCCATGCCTTCACGGCCGGGTTGTCCGCCAGTTGCTGGTCGTCGTTGGTCAGGTTGAACCACGGGCGGGCCGGGCTGGTGACGCCGGTCATCATGCCGGAAGACAGCGTGTTCGCGGCCATGGTGGCGGTATTGACGATGATGTCTCGGTTGCGCTTGTCCTGTCCTTGGTCGGACGGCATGAAGCGCGCCTGGCGAGGCATGATGTACTTATTCAAGTCCTGCAGGTGCGGCTTGAAGCTGTTGAAGTCGGTTTCGAGCACCGTCATCCGCTTCAGGATGTGCTTGCGGATATCGGTCGTGTTCTTCATGGGATCATCCGCCCAGCGTGGTCTTGAACGGAGCGGCGCCGGCGGCAGGTTTTGCCAGGCTGCCCATGACGGTGGAGGCGCGCCCGTTCATCATCGCGAGACGGCGGCGCTCGTCGTCGCGGGCCTTGGCCACGGCCGGGTCTTCGGCCTGCGCCACGGGAGGCGGCGCCGGCATCTTCGGCATCTTGACACTGCACATGATGGTTACCTGTAGGGGTCGTAGTCGGTCGCGACCATCCGGCCGGGACGCTGGTTGAACGGGTTGTGCTGCTTTTTCTGCACCGGGAACGCAAAGGTCAGGGCCAGTGCGTCGCCCAGGTCGGGAGACGGCAGGCCGCGCTCGCGGATGGCATCCTTGCTCTCCAGCTGTATCTTCCCGGCGGCGTTGTAGCTGTAGGTCGGCGTCGCCAGATCTTGCTTGAGTCGCGGCACATCCGGTATCCATCCACCGGCGCGCACCCACTCGGCGACGGATTCCCACATCTCGGCGCGCTTGTTCAGGAAGCGGTCGGCGTTGGGCTTGCCGCCGAAATGCACCTCGATGACCGGATGCCCCAAAGAGCGCAGGCGGTCAATCACGCCCTGGCCGTGCCCGGCGTCGATGAACACGGCATCAGGCTTGTGCTTTTCAATGGCTGCAGCCACATGCCCGGCCAGCGTCATGTTGTCCACGCCGTGGTAAACCGTGGGGATGTGCGCCGCCAGTCCCTGCCTGACCTGGATCACGCTGCTGTCGTCGCCGAATCGGGCCACATCCACGCCGATCACCAGCGGGGCATAGAGGTAGTCCCGCTCCGCGTAGGCCCTGCGCGAGGCGTCTTCCACCTCGGCGATACTGATCAGCTGGTTGTCGCCGGAGGCTGTGAAGTCGCAAAGGTACTCACGGGCAAAGGCGTTCTCGCTCATGTCGGCACGCAGTCGGACCACTTCCGCCGCGTCAATCGCCTGCGTGTCGTAAACGGTGTATCGGGCGTGATGCCAGTCAGGCTTGGACTGGGCGTCGAAATACAGGCGGCTGAACAGGTTCAAGCCCTTGGGCGTGCCGATGAACAGCGCCCAGCCCTTGCGGTCGGACAGGGCGGGTTGCACTACCTCCTCCCACAGTTCCGGCTTGATCTGGGCCACTTCGTCGATAACCACGCCGTCGAGCCGCAAGCCGCGCAGGGAGTCGGCGTTGTCGCCGCCGAAGATGCGGATCACCACGCCGTTGCCTGGCAAGCGGATCCACAGCTCGGTTTCGTTGACCTCGACACCGGGTATCTTGCAGGCGTAGTGCTTGAGCCTCTGCCAGGCGATGGCCTTTGCCTGCCGCAGATATGGGGCGATATAGGCAAACAGGCCCAAATCCTTGCGGAACTTCAGGGCTGAGTTGATCAGCTCCATGACCGCCAGTTCGGTCTTTCCGGCGCGCCGGTGCAGGGCGCAGACGGTGAACCGCTTGCGGCTCTTGTGGACTACCTTCTGCCACTCACGCGGGCGGTAGCCCAGGTCAATCGTCTGCGTCGCCATCGTTGTCAGGGATGCCGGTCACGACCTTGTACGTTACCGCCCCGGACTGCTCGACTTCCTGTTTGTCGCGCCACTTGCCCTTCTGCCGGTTCTTCAGCCAGAAGATGGCGGCTGCGGTGTCCGGCGGGTAATGCTTGACGGTCGGCGTCTTGATGATCTCGCTCATGCCATCTCCGATTGAGATGGTGCGGATGTCTTCATCGTCGTGGCTGTAACCCATGGCTCGCCGATAGAGCCGGTCAGCCACGTTGCCATCGGCAATGTCCTTGCCGCTTTTTATGGACTCCGAGAATTCAGAGTAATCCACCTTCCACTTGTTTATCGTTGACTCGGTAACATTGAAAAAGCCAGCCAACTCCTTGTCGGTCGCGCCCAGCAGGCACAGCTTGCGCGCCTGCTCCGCATACTCCGGCTTATAGGTGGACTTGACTCCGCGCGTCATTTCTTCCGCCCGCGCAGGTCGCTGTTGATCGTGTCGATCGGATTTTTTGCACGGCGCCACCGATCAAACTGACGGGACACCACGCACCATCCCAGCCATGCCGGAGCCGCAACCATAAAGCACACCCCGAGCTGGGCCTGGAACCCCAGATGGGTCAGGTCGTACCACTCAATCACCAGCGGGCCGACAAACAGCGACGATCCGAATGATGCTGCCAGCATCCCGATCAGTTCGGATCGCGACTTGGGAGGTGTCAGCGCCATGCCGACGCAGGCCGCCAGGATGCCGACAATAAGGCCGCCGGTCAGCGCGTAGGATGGAGAGATGTTCAGCCCAGGCGTCAGGTACTGGGCGTTGGCCGCCGCATTGATGGCGTCCTGGTGTTTGACGGAATTGCCCATGTCATCTCGCCTCCGCAGGACACATCGCCAACTTGATTTCCGGGCATACCGGGAGACCGGCGCAACCGGACATGACGAGCGACGCAATCAGGATGCAGAATTTCATGAGCCGCCTCGCGGAGTTTTCGGGAAATAAAAAACCCCGCTTTTGAGGGCGGGGCTTCTTGTACGCGGCAAAACCGCATCATTGCACAAACATACAGCGCGCCTGTTAAGCAGTCAAGCGGAACCCGCATACATGATCGCATCCAGCCATGCCTCGGCACACTGCCGTTCCTTCAGCGCCGTCATCCTGCTGATCCCGACAGCCTCCGCGATGCGTTCGTCGCTCATACCGATGCGGTAGTACAGTTGGATGATGGTTTCGCGCATTGGGTTTCGCCGCGACAACGCGCAGACCTTGGCATCCACCCCCAGCGCGGTGTCATCGTCGATCATGCACGCGGGCGCGCTATGCTGCTGCTCCACGTTCTGCGCCATGATGGCGTAGGCCGGTGAAACGTAACGCGGGATCGGGTTCTTGGCGATGCGTTGCCAGATGCCCCACTGATGCAGTATCCACTGAATGCTGTGTTCGGTCATATCTCCACCCTGCCCCAACCATTTTCGCCCTGCTTAGGCCAGACCACGCGCTCGTTTACAGCGTGCTGTTCATCCCGGTAAATCGCTGTCATGCTCGCTTCCCCCTCTAAAAACCTCACCCGTCCCCAACCACCGACACCCGCACATGGCAATCGGGCAGGCGTCGTACCCAGGGCATTCCTGCTCATCACTGGAAAACAGTTCGGAC